AATATGAATCTACTTGACGTTGATGCTGGTGCATCGGTAGTGATTGTAAGACCCGTTGTAACGTATGATGTGCTGGACGTGCTGATTGTTGAATTTGAAGAAGTTACTTTGACTTGCAAAACCATTCCACCAGCAGCAGCCGCAGCCCAAGTAGCATTACCGGACGCATCGCTTGTCAGAACTTTATCAGCACCCGGAGAGCCGCCCGGAATCTTTAGAAGACTGTCTTTAATTAAAACACCATCAATGGTTACCCCACCAGCAGCAGTACGTTCAGAAATTGTGTCAACTTTAACTTCGCTCATAATCCAAAAGCCTCCTGCACTTCTTCTGTAGTTAGGCCAAGAGCCTCAAGTTTTGATTTGGCGGAGTCTCGTTTTGCTTGTCTGGCTACTTCTTCTGCTGTAGGTTCGGGGATAGGTGGTTCTACATAATGAAATGAACCGTCGTAGGTTCCGCCAATTCTTGTATTTTCGTCAGCAAGAACCATGGTTACACCATCGGGAGGATTGTAGTTAGTCTCACCATCCCAAATACTGACATTTGTAACTACACCATTTTCAACATGAGCATATCTATTCATTACGCATACTCCCATACGATTACTACTCCAACCCCACCATCTGCACCATCAATGGCTACACCTGCAGTTCTACCAGCCCCAGCGCCCCCTCCATAAGCAGGCCCCACCGTCGCAGCACCATAAGAAACATGTGATATGAGATGGCCACCGCCCATAGATGAGAGTGCGCTTGACATAGTTATTTTGCCAACAGGGTCAGCATCCCCAACAACACCGTTTCCTCCGGGCATGTTTAGATCGCCGCCTGACGCGGCACCACCAGCGCCTCCTGCGCCATGCGCCCCTGTGGCATTGACACCATTCCCTCCAGCGCCGCCTACCACAGTTGAAGATCCACCACCACCAGTATCAGTCCAAGAAGAGGCTCCTGCAGAAGTGCCTGCGTTTTTTACACCACCCGCGCCTACTACGATTGCAGAACTTGTAACGCTAGAAACATCTATATACTTTCTAGCATAACCAGCAGAACCACCACTACCACCATTGATGTAAGAGGCAGTACCAGACCCTGATGAACCACCACCGCCTACTACCTCAACTACAACCTTGGTTGGTGAATTGGCAGATTTGAGCCAAGTAGCATTGCCAGTGTAGACTGTGTATCCGATAAACCCAGCAGTAGGAAACCCAGTTTTAGTAGCACCTGTTAGGTCAATAATTCCATTAACATCTAGCGTCGAACTAGCTGGTATAGTAAATGTATCTGAAGCATCTCCTAGAGTTACATCTGTTCCAGTTGCAGGGGATATTTTATTTGTTTTTACTTCGGATGCCATACTATCCTCCTGTGATACTGGCTATTTCAGCATCGTTTAAGCCGAGTGCCTTTAGTTTTCCAATAGCGCTTGCTCTTACTTCGGCTGCGGCTACTTGTTCTGCCGTAGGCTCTGGCGGAGTAGGCACTACATAATGGAATGCACCGTCGTATGTTCCTCCGATGCGAGCATCCACCGTCGCTTCAATTACATCAGCATCACTCACGGGAGACTCACCCTGTCCATCCCAGATAATCATGTTTTCAATCTCACCATTCCTTACCACCGCATAATTAGCCATTATTTGTACTCCGTAATAATGCAAAGCCCGGGAGCGCCAGTACCAGAAGATCCTGAGTCAGCAGCACCACCACCGCCTGAGCCGTAACCCGTACCATGTGCTATTGGGATAGTTATCGCGGTGGTGTTTGGTGAACCACCATAACCGTACGGAGAATCGCCACCGTCCGCTCCGGGCGCATTGTGTGTTCTTCCGGGCGCGCCTACAATATTAAAATCTCCACCTGTTGCTGTACCAGATACTCCGGGGGTGTAATTGGTCACCGAGCCGCCGCCTCCACCGCCTCCTGTAAGAGTGGTAAAGCTAGTTCCGCTTTCTGTAACAAAAGTTGTATCCCCACCATTACCACCCGCACTATTTGCTCCACCTGCTGGACCTAAAACGCCTATATTTACTGTCATAGTATCTGAACTTACAACTGTAAGAGTTTTCCTAACATAACCTCCTCCAGCGCCACTATTCACTTTAGGGCCATCTGCGGAATAATTGGACCCACCGCCTCCTCCTCCTAAAACTTCTACTATAATCTTGGTTACATCCGCGTTGGGAGAATAACCTCCAGTAGAGGTGCTAGAGGTGTAAACAACCTCTCTTACAAATCCAGAAGATGGAAACCCCGTCTGAGTTGCACCCGTAATATTAATAGTCGCTCCACTTGCAACTACCAAACTTGCCCCCGATGGCACCGTAGTAGTATCACCAGAAGCACCCATCGTTAGCGCGGTGCTTGACTCTGGTTCCCATGTATTTACATTAATCTTGCTCATACGATTACCAATGTTCCTGTGACTGTGACAGTTCCAGTTAAGGTTACAGGTCCAGCCACTACAGCATTATCTGCAATTAGAAAGTCCCCATCAATAGTGGCAGCATTCTCAAAGAACCCCTCCCTTCCGGGAGATGGGCCAATATATAATGTACCGTTAGTATTTTCTAACATGACTTCTCCTATGCGCTTATAGCATCTACATAACTAATCCAAACATGGCAACCACTTGCTGTTCCGCAGAGTCCATATACATCATCTCCACTTTGAACAACAACCTTTGCGCCACCCTGTATTAGTTCAACTGAACCTGTAGGTGGGATGCTTAGATTCTTGCAAAGATAATAATTAGTACCAGCACCATTTAAATCTATATAAACATCCATTGTAATTGCGGTAGCCAGAATATTACATAACCTTAATCCTATGATAGCATCATCAGAGTCTATCTCTGCCCCGCTAAGAATTGAGGTTTCTGAGTTTGTAACTAATACACCTTTTGATTCAAAATCTTGTGCCATAATATTATCCTTTAGAGCGCGATTGCCATTGCTACTGCGAACCCAGCCGTAGCTCCAGCAGTTCCTGCTGTGGCTGAAGTTAATCTTCCTTGTGCATCTACTACAATTGCTGATGGATATGCGTAAGTATTAGCCGTGACACCTGTATTGTCTAACTTAGCTGCGGTTACTGCGTCATCTGCTATACCAGCAGTAGGAACCTGCTTCCATGATACACCATTGGTTGCAGAAGAGTCAGCAAGAAGTGAATAGTCATTAGTTCCTACAGCAAGTCTAGTTTCAGAGTCGACTGTATTGTAAACAAGAAGATCGCCCTTGGTAGTTAGTCTATCTGGCGAAAGAACATCTACCTTCTGCCACTCACTAGATGTGCTAGAATACTTTAGGTATTGGTCATTTGTTGCAGCGGTTGCGCTTACATCTTGCCCCTGAATCTTAACTACGCTTACTGCTCCAGCATTTGTCATGGTAGCATCACCAGACAATGCCGCTGCTGTGAAGCCTGTACCATCACCAATCATAATCTCAGTGGTAGCCAGAGCAAGATCAGATGGTGCTCCAAGGGAGTTAGCATCTCTAACCTTTACTGTATTAGCTGCCATATATGCTAGTTCAGCATTCGCTACACCCTGATCCTTGATTGTTACCGCACCAGAAGATACTGAAAAGTTATCAGAGGAGAATGATGCTACACCTTTGTTTGATGTACTAGCTTCCTCACCCGTAATCGTCAAGGTCGTACCAGTAGCACTCGTATCAATTCCTTCTCCACCAGTAACTGTCAGACTATCACTATCCAGATCAATGTCTATTGTTCCACTGTCTGAAATTAAATCTAAATCTTGCGCGGTAACTTGAGCGTCTACATACGTCTTAATAGCGCCCTGAGTGGCTAATAGTGTTGCACTTGTACCTAATGAGCCGTTATCAACACCTGTCACTGTAGCGCCTGTAGCGAGAGCAAGACTTGTGTTGCCAGTTAGAGTCGTTCCTGTAATTGCTGCAGGAGTAGCTCCGCCTATAACTGCACCATCAATAGTTCCTGCATTGACATCTACTGAATTACTTGTCTCTGGATCAATCGCTAAAGTAATCCAAGCATCGTTAGCCTGATTCCTTATTTTAAGAAGATTAGCGCTGGTATCCAGCCAGATCATACCCATTGCCCTAGCAGCATGACCACTTGCACTTGTATCAATAGTGGGTGCTGAAGACTTAGCGATTAGAACCTGAACAGCTTGGTCAGGACCAACGTCCGATGTAGCGGCTGTATCAGTCCCAAGAGGGAATGTATACTGTAATGCACGTTTGATTAATTGAAGATGGTTATCTCCTTCTGATACATTATCAGATGATAGCGGCCAATCTCTATCTAGATTGTCAATATAATTGCCAGTTTCTAAACCCATAGTTTACTCCTAGTAGTAACCGCCTGTGTTCATAACCCTCATCTCATTACCTGAGTGCGAGTCTTTATCGTCTTGTTCTTGTAGGTCAGTTATTGACTGCCTAAAAGCATTCGTCCATAGTGGAATCCTGGCATCATTCATCAAGAATGGCTCTGCCTCTAGCAAAGATCCATAGAGATACAAGTCTGGATTGTTAGTTAA